TTTCATCTACATAACTTTCAGTATAATTTGTATTCGTTCCCCATTCTTTTGTTAGCCACTTTAAAATACCTTCATAATCATAAAAAATTGTTATTTTTTGAATGCCTTTTTCTATAGCTTTTTGAACAGCGAACTTCACAGCTTCACATTCGTCGGCGACATTATGAAGCTTAATTATTTCTTTATGTGATTGCGTATTCCATCGGAATACTTTGTCATAAGTTTCTTTATTCCATTGAGTAAATAAAACAACTCCATACCCAGCTTTATTCTTATTTTGTGAGTAAGCTCCATCCGTAAATGCGATCGCTTGGTTAGGCGGTAATTTAGTGATCATTTCATCTACAGATGCATTAAATATATTTACTTTTTCAGGTGTCCAAATTTGTTTCATGTATTATATCCTTTTCTTTTTAGAAGAGGGGAAGAGTTCCCCTCTTTTCTCTCTGCGTTTGCTTCGCAAACTTGCTCGAAAATTCACCCTTTCAGACGACCTATTTTTAATCGGCGGCGCAGAAATGCCAAGACGCCCCGCCAAGCCAGTACCCGCAAGCCAAGAAAGAACAGCCCGCATCCGAACCACCCCAGAGAGAACAGCCCATCAGGTATTCACGAGTGCCAGAAGTACTTGTACCACCTGCGTACAGCATATCAGCCCAACCTTGAGAATTTGAAGAACCTTTTGCGGATGGGAACCATCCACCAGTATTAACATCAACTGAAATGTCACCAATCCAATAATCAGATCCTTTTCCATCTAGATTAGCAGGAATTGTACCAATACATGTATATTTACTTCTAATTGTTGCATCAGAAGAACTATGAGCAAGACCTTTTGGAGCAATATATACTTTCTTGCTATAATCGCTCTGGAAATCCATAACTGTGTCAGAAGCAATAAGATAAGCACCTACTGCATACTCACGTCCCTGTACTCTATATGCATGTTTTCCATCAGTATTAGACACAGGAGAACCATCATGACGACCAATAACAGTATCGGTAGTTCCTGACCACCAATGCATAGAACTGATTGTAATAGGAGCATTCACAGTATCAGATAATTTAATAGGAGTGGTATTAAATCCTGTTTTAATATCAAGATATACAGCTTTATTATTCTCATCAAGTGTTTCTATACGCAACACTTTTACATCATCTGCGTATTTATGAATATTCGTTACTCCACGGTCATTATTTACACCGTTCTTAGTATCATTAAGTTGTCCATAACCAACTGACACATAAGAACCAACAAGAATATTTTGCGCCTGTGCATTTGTTAGTGGAAAATATGTATGTGCGTCCGCAGATTGAACAGAAGCAGAATATTGGAAATTGTATGATGTACATCCCTGGAATAAACTCTGACTATTCTTTGTCGCACCCTTGATAATGTTAAAAAGAATCTGGAATGTATTTCTTTCTGCGCCAGCTCCCCAATAGCCTTTACCTTTTTTCTGATAATTAGTAATTATATTGTTATGACTCTGATTTCTTTCAGGTTTTAATCCAGGCTGACTTCTCAGTAGTCCATCAGAAGCAATACCTGATACATAAGCAGAACCGATACAATATGGAAGAACTGTACCATTAGCACGTTTACATTCTGTCCACGGTTTCAGACCATATTCTGTATTAGGCATATCAGAAATCGTAACAAGATCATACTCTGGATTAGAAGCGTCCCAATTCCAGTAGAAGCTCATCTGCATAGCACCTACATCAACTGCACCTGTAGTAGCATAGTTGCTGTCATACTCTGTAGCGACAGGATAAGCAGTACCATCATCATTACGCTTGTAATTACAATGCACCCACTCAAACATAGGATGATTGCCATTGAGATAGTCGTCTTTTCCTTCTGTAGTATCAGTAGATGGAACAAATTCAAGTCCTGCATTATCTAAGAGTTTTTCACCTGTAGAAGTGGGATTAGTTGCGAATTTCCAAATTTTTGTTTGGTAAACTTTACCTGTACGCTGTAAATTATAATAATTTTTTACTGTATCAATATGTGGTGTTTTCTGCTTAACATCAACAAAAGTTTGCACAGAGATATAAGTGGATAACTCCTCACCTGCTTTACGAATATCTTCAAGAGCTTTTTCACGCTCTGTTTTGATATAATCATTCCATTCTTTTTCAGTTCCGCTAAAAGTTCCTAATCTAACGGCAGTCTGATAAGCGGATTCTCCAATTAATCCTGCAATTGGATTAAATTGTTTTGTTTTTGGATCACGAATTTTAGCTGATCCTAAATTCATTTTTATCAT